CCGGCAGTCCAAATAGTTGACCAACCAGTACCGATAGTACCGTCAAGCGCACCAAACTTATGTACGGGAGTGTATCCTTCTAAATCACCATTTGCTAATGGGATATTAGATGCCGCTCCGAATGTGTTGATAACATTACCATCTTTATCAGCCATCATGTTGACTTCGAAAATAGTAGTCCCATTTGCTAAGTATTCTTGGTTGTCTATTCTATACTGTGCCATATCTTATAACCCGAACCTTGACATGAAGTCTTTTCTTTCTTTAATTTTCTTACGCTTGGCCGATTGGTCAAGGTATCTTTTCAGGAATGCTTTAGTTTCTTTCTTACGAGCGTCTGGATTCTTCCAATGTACTGGGTCGTCGCCAGTACCAGCAACTGCCGCACCAGTAACATTAGTTTCTTCAAATAACTTATTGAAATCTTTTTCTTGAAGTTGATTGAGTTCATCCATTGCTTCGTATAACCCTTCTCGTAATTCGGTTTCGTTAAAATCTTGCTTGCTAGTGTCACCTTCTTTGATGAGGAAAAGCGCAGCAGCATAAGAACCGAGCTTAGACTTGCCCCCAGGAACTTTCTCCAGCATCTTTTTAAGATTGAACACCATGCGGTCATAATAACCATATGAGTTCTTTTCGGCAGTAGTCTCAGGTGACTTCACCTTCTTACCGCTACCGTCAATAATGCCCAGCTTAAACGCTTCAGTCTTATCAAACGGTGTAGTGAGCCTCTTAATGAATTGGTAGACCAATATTAAATCTGAAAACTTACCAGCCATTAAATGCCCCTTAGCGTCTTAACAATTTGAACGTCCAATGATATATCACAATCAAGGACACGATCACCATTTACCAAACCAAGTTCAGTTGGATAATACCCGAGGAATATGAGGAACGGTTTGAGATACTCGTAATAGCCATCAAGCTTCAGGAACAGCATTCTTGTCGCTGGCCTTGCCTCAAACATATTGTAAATGACAATCAAATGGTTGAGTATCAACCGTTCCTTTAATTCGCCTGTATCTCTATACTTCTTAAACAGTCGCTTGACGTACCTGATTCTCTTTAGGTCGTCTTGAAATTCTAATAAGTCCGCGCAGTGCGGGTTTGTATAACATTTCATAGCAAATATTTGGAAGTTGTCTTCCGTCAAGTTTTCAAACATATATTAGAATTCGCTCAGCAGCACTCGTTTAATAGCTGTATTACTTACAGCAATATATAGGTATGTACTATCATACCAGATCTTACCAGACCCAATATTTTCAGTGGTGGTATTACTTGATCCAGGTGTACTTGGTGTTAATCGTAGCTCACCAGTAACCGTGGTGTTCGCAGAAATAGTCATAGTATTACCGCTCACACTTAATGGGACTCTCAGGTCGCCAAATAAATTTGAGGCAGTAATCTTCTTATTCGTGGGAACGCCAGCAGGCGAATCGACGACCATAAAAAGGTCATCACCTGACACTAGAGTCAGAGCATCTAAGTTTGTAACCTTTTTATCGGCCATCTTTTAATTCCTTATTCTGGAAGTTGAGCGTCATCAGCTGCATCGCCAGAGATAGAGCTTCCAGCAACCAATACTTCGTATGATACACGACCAGCGCGACCACCTGAACCTTCGGTTCGACGAACCCAACCAGCGTGAGGAACTGCATCAGCCTCAGTACCAGCAGTGTTAGCATAAGCCATTTCGTCTGTATCTACGCCGAAGATCTTACTAGCATCGCCGTTAGCTTCAGAGTACACAACGTACAAAGGCTTCTCGGATACTACATATGCTCCGTTAGCTTGAGCGCCAACTAATGCGCCGCCATTAATGCCAGAACGAACAGTAGCAATTGATGCGTTAGCAATAGCAGTGAATACATAGTCATTGCCGCCTACATTTAAGAAATCGCCAACAGCGAATACTGACAGATCACCGCCGCCAGCGGCTTCAACAGTGCTATTAGCAGCTGACACTACTACAGTGCCAGTTCCTGAACCTGTCTTCAGGTCTTTATTACCCCATAAACTCATTTCGTTATCCTCTTAAGATATTTCGTTATTGTTACTTATTTAGTATTTTTCATAGCCAATTTTTGAGAGGTCGCTTCCATCACAGCTTCCCAGCGACTACCATACTTTTTCTTAAACATTGATTCGTCTAACTTAGGATCAACGTCAACCTTTTCTTTTTTGCCCGAATCAATATCCTTATCATCTTTCTTCTTAGTAGCTTTCTTTTCAGCTGGCGTATCGTCAGCCTTCTTATCAGCTGGCTTATCGTCCTTATCGTCAGACTTCTCATCTTCATCTGAACCTTCATCAGCATTCTCATCTTTAGAAACAGCTTTAGATATTGCTTTACGTCTCTTATGTAAGAACTCGTCAGATGAGTCAACATCACCGTCATTGTCGATGTCTTTATCTTTACGATCCTTGAACTTCTTCTTCACGGCTTTGGGTTGAACCTTGTCAAGACCTTCGCCATCGTCAGACTTATCATTAGTGTTATCTTCGCCCAGCATCTCAGCGCCTTGTTCAATAACATCATTCTCGGACTGATTGTCAATTTCAACGCTTTCAGATTGACCAGTTACTACGCGATTAACAGCATCAACTAATGACTGGGAAATGCCATACTTGGTGTATGATTCAGATTCATTCATATCTACTACTCCATTCTTTTCTTCAAGTTCAACAGATTCTTTAGTAACCTTGAACGAACTCGCAGGTGCTGCTTTAAGTGAAGGGTCGCCCCAAAGTTTCATTGCTTTATTAATCGCTTCGAATGCTGAACGAGCTTTAACTTTCTTCTCGTCACCTTTCTTGAGCTTATTGACTGGCTTGGCTACTGTTACTGTCCAATCGGCGACTGCTTCGTCAAGAGCTTCGAATACTTCATTGATATCAAGGTCTACAGACTCGTCCATACCTTTCATGAACTCAGCAACATCTTTCTCTTTCATACCAATCTTCTTGGCGATCTGCGCGGCAGTCATACCTTTCTTAACCATGGCATGAAACTCTTTCATTTTGCCTTCGTTCAAATCAACTTCTTCATTAGCATTCTTCATCATATCAGCCAATTTAGCCAGAATGTCACGATCTTTCTTCGAGATATTCTTTAGCTTTTTATCACTAGCCATCTTTTCTAGTGACGCAGCATACGCTTTAGTTGACTCGTCAAGGTCAACCGCGTTATCTGTAGGGGTGTACATCTCACGGATGACGGTGTTCAATGTTTTCATTATTGGTTCCTTTGATTCCTTTAGTATAGCATGTTCTATTTAGTTTATTTGCGACTGGTGTTTACCACTTAACCTTATCCGCCCAATACGCAGCTGACATTTTACCTTTGGCGATGTTCTTGCCGTGCCTTGCTTTGAATGACTTGCGCTTTGCCTTCATCTTATCAGACTCACCCTTCTTAGGGTCGCCAGCAGTTGAAGCGCCTTGCTCACCAAAACGAATAGTCTTAATCTTATCGCCATCTTTAGCTACGACAATGTGACTCTTCTTTGGGTGGCTTGGCGTTCCCTTTGGCTTGTTGAATCCCGAAACGCCAGCTTTAGCTAAACGAGGATCTTTATCTTTTTCAGTTATGAATTCTTTGAAATTAAGCATTAGGAGTATCCTTCTTGTATTTATCCACCAACTTCTTAGTCCCCTCTTCGCCAGCACCACCCTCTTCAGAAATCATTTGCTCAACCATAGTCCGCAAAACTCGAGGATTAACTCCATACTGTTTCGCTACAGTCCCAGCATAATACTCATTACCATGACGAACAGACTTACCTGCTTCTTTGGCTTCTTTTTTCTTACGAGTGATAACTGACTTGAGCACATCAGCTGCAGCCTTATACTTCTTCTTTTGAATAGTCTTTGACTTCAACAGAGCAATATCGTAGCCAGGAGTGCCTTCATCCATAACCTTTTCCTCATTAATGGATTCTTTCTTAGTCCCCCGAACCTTGTCAGCTAAATCTTTATCAGCTTTGCCCCAAGTACCTTTGCCTTTAGTGACAAAACTATTAACCCGAGCAAATGCCCATTGCTGTTGGTTTGCTCCTGGGCGGTGACCAGTACGCCATGCTGCCATACCACGGTCATATACCTTTTTCAGAATACCGTATGAGATACCAGTCTTATCAGCCTTTTTACGCAAGGATGCTTCAGCTGATTCAGTCAACTCAAACTCTTCTTTCGTTTCACGGTTCTTAGATCTGGTATCGGCAGTTCTAGCCCGATCCATCATGCGGTCATGTTTCTTAGCGTCAGCAGCCTTCTCTCGTTCAATCTTTGATTTAGCTTCATCAGACTTAGAGTTCTCGCCGAACATGTCGCGATACTTTTTAGTGTGCTTAGAAGTGCGAGTCTCAGCTCCAGCATCACCAGCATGCTTGTCAGGATACGCGCTAGAATCACTCGGATCTTTCTCGGCACCCTTCTGGAACTGTGTATCGCGCTTAGTCTTGGTTGACTTGGCCAAACCGCTGTGATACTTAGCTGGCTGGCTTCCTTCTCTATCTTTGATCTCTGAATCTTGACGCTCAAATAGCGCATCAAAACTCTCATTCTTTGAGCCGCCTCTTAGTGACTTCAATCTAGCTATCTCTTTCTTACGAGTGGCAGGTACCAGCTTCTTAGCCAACTTCTGTATCATAGCCGACCTTTTCTGTACTAATCTGTCAACGGCAATCTTATCTCCAGGTGATAGGTTGGCATAATTCTGCCCCTTCTTACCTGCGACTTTCTTTCTTACTGCTGAGATAGCAGCTTTCTGAGCACGCTTGGCGATTGTCTGAGTATCAGCCATTTTCTTTGACTTCATCTTCTTGATACGCTGTAGCTTTGGAGCCAGCTTCTTCATTCGGCGACCAATAGCTTTACGCTGAGATATAGACAGTGGCTTACGATCTTCATCCAGATCTTCTTTGATTACTGCTCGGATGGTATCGTATATATCTTTAGCATCACGGTCGTTCAGCTTCTTAGGCAAGCCAGTCTTAAATGTATCAAATTGACCTTCGATTGCCAATGCTCTTAGCTTTGAGGCCGACATACCCTCAACACCAACAGAGTCAGGATCGCGAGCACCAGCTGAACGAACATCAATTGAGTCAAACTTAAATGGACCACCGTTGTACTTATTCAATAAACCGGCGAACTCACTAACACGGTCTGATCCAACTACCAGAACAACATCCGTATAACCAGACTTCTGTAATTCTTGTAGGATTTGAATTATTGTCTTAGAATTGGTCTGCTCAATTACTTTACCGAATGCCTTGCGGGCAAACCTAATCTTCTCGGCATAGTTGAGCGGATCTTTCTTGGCGTTTTGTGTGTGAGAAAGAAAGACTTTAGAATCAGCCTTTTCTTTCTTACCAGTGGAGATTACTTTATCGACTAGCTTTTGGTGACCGACTGTGGGTGGATTGAGTCTGCCAAATGTAAATACTACTTTCTTCATACGTGTTTCCCGTGGGCTTAACGCTATTAATTAAAAATCTATTTATAAGAATTACTTTTGCCAACCTTTGATGTAATCATCAGAGAAGTTAGCATGACTGAATTGCATCCTGTTTACTAGCTTGAGTGCGCTACCGTCATTATCAATGGCAACATAACCTTCTGGGGCAGTTACGATAAACCCATCTTTGGTTCGCAGCAGAGTATCAATATTACTCGCCTGATCCATTTTCTTAATGACCAGTTCCTTAGCGTCAATCAAAGCATTCATCATCAAGAAGATGTTCTCTAGATTCTTTACGTTGGCACTAGAAAAGAACTTGAGTATATCATCACGCTTATCAGTCTGAACCTTCTTGCCTTTAGGAGTACTGCGCTTGTCAGCTTGCTTACCATAAAACTCAGTAATATAGTTGACAAGACCACGGACATGCGATTTGACATTGGTTATCTTTTGGCCTGCTCGGACTTTACTATTAAAGTGGGTCTTCACTTTCTGCAACAACTCAGGATTATCTGAAATGCTATTGAGAGTCTTGGCGTCCAGCTTACTGAATATCTTACCAGCCGTAGATATGAACTTAGTAACTTCTTTGTTTTCTTTCTCAGTAAATGTAGCTGAGCCAGAAACGTCAGTAAACATAGCATCAACTGACCAGACGTCTTTAGTCTTTTTCAGTTTAGTTGCTATTTCCTTACCGAATGATGCCTTCATATTCTCGAACGAAGTACCAGTGTAAACAGTATGCCAAACAATACCGATCTTAGCTGACCGAATTGCCCTGCCCATTTCTGATTTACTAGGAACTGCATATACAATTGTATTAGGGTGGAACGTAGTAACTTTCTCGCCGTCATGAGTTTCGGACTTTAGATCGCTCTTACTGAACAAGAAGTCACCCTGAATGACGCCATTGATACCCAAAGCAGGTAAATGCTTCAGCGCCAGCTTCAGCTTAACTGCCAAATCACCCTTAGTGTCGGCATCTACTTCGTCAGGGGTTTTGTAAACTTTCGGGTTCTTAGCGAATACGCCTTTCTTCGCAACAAAGAATCTGCCATCACTAGGATCCTGACCAGCAAATATAGCAGGAGCGCCGTCCCACTTAACAGTAGTAGAAACGCCCCGACTACTACTGCCAGACAGCATGTCACGCATAGATCTAAGCAAATTAATAGCTTGTCTCGCACCAGTTACTCCTCCATTAAGAACAGCATCTTCCAAATGTTCCATATGCGTGTTCTTGTCTTCAATTAAAAATGTATTAAACTTCTTCATGGTCATCTATCCATCTTTGAACTTCTGCCTTAGCAGTAGAAACATTCTTATATCCGGTTACGGGATGTCTCGGGGTGTCTCCGCTCTTATCAAAGATCGTGGGTAACACTTTCTGACTACCGTCCTTATTGAACTTCATAGAGTCCATACCTGACAAACGAATCTCGAACTTACCATCAGAGGTAACGTGTTTGAACACTTTCTTTCTACCATCATAACCGTCAGGAACTTTCTTCCATTTGACCTTCCCTTCAGTAATGTATTCTTTGAAACTTTTCATTTCTTTGCCTTTTGTGTGGTTATCCACTTCTGTGCTATAGAGTTTTCGGGTGGCTTACCTGCCCATCTCTGGATATCCTTATAAGCCTCCAATGTAGATCGCTCAATATCTGCCCCTTCAGAGTTATCAATAATGATCATGCGGTTACGGAATAACCCTTGAAACTTACCAATATTCTTTTGTACTTCCTTCCAAAGTTTAACAACCAGCTGTTGAGGAATTGACCTTGGTCTCTTGTCGTTTCTCATAATCGAAGTATCTAGATCAGTATTAACAAATATCATTTTTACAGCATAACCTAGTTTGCGGAGGTCGTCAACTTGTTTTTTAATTTTACCGTAATCTTTACCAGTCCCATCAATTACCAACCCCAACCTGCCATCCAGCGCCAGCTGCATTTTCCTGCCAGTGATCGCCTTTGCGCCAGCACGAATCTTCTGCCCTTGGGCTGAGGCAATATCTTCTGGGCTAGTTGAAAGTCCTGCTTTCTTAAGACCAGCTTCGAACGCATCGTCAGAATTGATGAGTTTAAACCCGAGAGCCTGCAGAGCAGTCTTACCCGCAACAAACGACTTACCAGATCCTGGGCCACCTGCTAGGAATACAGCTTTAAATATCGAGGGGTCATTCACGCCTTCGGTCAGCTCGTGAACAATCTCATTATCTTTGTATTGATTGAAATTTAACATGGGTATCCTTTGTACTCTCATAAGTTTAAACTTAGTATAACTTACAGTGAATTGATGAGAAGTCGTTAGTCTTTGTGCTTGAGTAGTAGCAGCTCTTCAATATGTCTGGGTTACTCTCTAGCAATATCTCGAGATAATACGTCAGAAACGCGCCAGCTTTCAATGCTATTTCTGAATCGGGGAATGCTGATACTTTATCAACTACAACCGAATTCCTCAGAAGTCTAGGCAGAGTTGTGTTCAAATACTTCATCGGATCATTCAGAATCTTAGTCTTATCTGAAGGGATGTCATATCCATTATCTATTGCCAGTTTGGGGAATAACTGCGCAGAAACTGCACCGAGCTGAACAGCTGCGCCCTTTTGTCTACCCTCAAGGTAGATCCGAATATCTGAATTCTTAGATACGGTCGCCGCCTTATATCCAACCCTCAGGTTGAATCCTTTAATGTTACCATCAGTTTCAAGTATGAAGTTCTTTTGGAATGGGTCAAATAATACGCGACTCACCTTAACATCAACGTCAGGCAAATCTAGAGTAGAAACAGTTTGGAACTTTCCTGCCTTACCCTTCGACACTTTCTTTAATGATACGCCAACAATCTCTTTGCTCTCATACTTATCACTCAACCAAGCATTATACTCAAGGAGAGAAGTAATCCCCTTGGTCTGCTTTATAACTTGGCTTTTGTTAAGTGACATAATCCAGACGTCAGATGGGTTCCAGTTATCCTTCAAATCGCTCAAGCCGAACTTCTTTGCTAGAACGAACAGTATGTTAGAGTCGTTTTTCTCTGAATCAAGGTAAATTTTATGCTTAGCAAATCCAGAACCCATGTTCGAAGTGAACGCCCGATACTGCTGCTCAAAGTTATGCATCCACTCATCACTAAATGGATAGCCAACCGCATCAGATATACCCTTGATGTCAATTTTCTTATTCTTGAACATAGATGAGAAGTATGCGATAGTGCCATTCTCTTGCTCAGCAGTTGACGGTATAGTTACCGCTTCACCCTTCCGTGGTAGTTTGCCAGTTCCGCGAATACCGCCCGAGGGTGTCAGCGCGATATTAACTAACTTAGATGTGACATACTTATCACCAGAAGGGGTGAAGCCATAACCGACCAAAGACTTGTGTTTAACTAATTTGGGGATAGCTGATTTGTCTGTAACCTTAATCACTAATCTTGCATTTGCCTTGCGGAAATCATACTTCGGCTCTATATAGATATTCTCAGCGTCAGCAACTTTCTCTAAGCGATTAAGAAACCTCTTCAATTCAGGGTTCATAGCTGTAGGCAAATGTTCAAAACCAAGCCACTGTTTAGTCGCTTCGGTCAAGAACTCATTAAAATTATGCATTGGTCAACCTATAAGTAATTTTGATAATTATATTATAACCTATTTATAATCGAAAGGAAAGGGAAAAGGAGCAGTTTTGTGTGACATGCTTAGGTCACTATGATTGCGCAAACACTTGAGAGAGTGAGAGAGGGGTGTTTACGCAATTCATTTAGATTTTCAATCCACTGAAATCTTTTCGGCCAGCTTTCTTGGTCATCCATTGCATCGAATCATCTTCCTTCATGCGCTTACCGTATCCCGTCTGATCAAATACTGGACCATTATCGACAACATCCTCTTGAGCCTGTTGCTCAACATCGTACAGTCGCATCTTAGCTCGGTCAATGCCAACCATGAACCTTTTGTACTGTCCTGGGTCACCATAACGATTCTTTAATTGCTTGATCATTATTTGCCCCATCTCATCAAGTTCTTCAGTAACGATCAGCGCCGCCATAAAGTCAGCTGTAGCTGGCAAACCAAACGACTCAGATGTATCAGTCAAGTCAATATCACTGCTACCATAACCGCTTCGGGTTGTCTGAGTAGCTGTCACAATAGGTACGTTTTGCTCACCGGCCAACCCACGTATCTCTTCAGCAATTGCTTTAACCAAAGTGTAGGAGTTATGATTACCGCCATTGCGGAGGCGGGATGACATACAAATATTAAGATAATCAATATAGATGATATCAGGTATAAATGACTTCTTCAGCTTCAACTCATTGAGAAGGTGACGGAAATGCCCAGTACCAGCTGACGCAGTAGGATATTCTTTCACGACCAACTTACCTGACGTCTTACCCTTTACCCGCGCAATCTTCTTATCATACATGGTCTTTGACAAAGTCTTCAGGTCGTCGAGTGTCACATTGAGTAGATTGGCATCGATACGCTCCGCAATCTTTTCCTCAGCCATTTCCATTGTAATGTAGAGAACGTTCTTACCGTCCATCATATTAGCCGAAGCCATATGGCACATAGCCAATGACTTACCTGCGCCAGTACCAGCCATCAAAACATTCAAAGTCTTACGAGGCAAACCACCACCAGTAATCTTATTCATGTACTCAAGGTCAAATGGAACCTTTTCTTCTTTACGATGGTAGAAGTCAAACCGCTCGCTGGCATCTTCAATAAAGTCGTGACCAACATTAGGGTCAAAAGAAACGGCAAGAGCATCAGACAGTAACTCGGGAATAGCACCCTTATCCCTGTCTTCACTCCCATTCGAGTCTATAATGCCAATGCTTTCCATAATAGCATTATAGACTGCTTTCTCTTGGCAAAACTTTTCGGTTGTCTTTAACAGCCAATCCTGATCTTCAGCCTGCTGGATATCGAGTTCGGAAATATACTTACCACATTCCTCAAACTCTTTATCCGTCAGGTTGCTGACTGCATCTAGCTCAATTGTTAATGCTTCTTTAGTCGGAAGCGAGTTATACTTCTCAATAAAGTAATCAATTTGTTGATAGACCGTTTTCTCAACACGGTCTGCGAAATACTCTGGCTTTAGATATGGAAGCGTTCTTCTCGCAAATGCTTCATCATTCAGCAGGTGTCTCAGTATTAGTGTCTCTGTCGCCATCTCTCATCTCTCTCACGTTTTCTTCAATTATCCCAGCAAGAATTTCGCCGGTAATTTTTTCATAATCACGGAACGCAGCAATCTCTTCACCTTCAATCCACAATACATCAAAGTCTAAAAATCCTACGCCGTCATCATCTTCCCTAAAAGTTACTGTATCATATTGGTAAACAACTCCCTCTAAGTCGCCCTCCAATATCTTAATTGCCCAATGATCATCATGAAAAGCATCATCATGCTGGACCAAATCATACTTAACTGGCATCTTCAATCTCCTCTACAATTGGTTCTTCTTCACCGGAACCATACTTAAACTCTTTACCAGCTGCGACTTCAATTTGCGCCATAATATCATCGGTAAAATATTCAGATGGATTTGTGTAGATAGCCTTGGCGAATACTTTACGACCATCAGGAAGTTCATAGCGTGTAGAAACTTTCTTGAATATGTCATACTTCTCAGCAAGGTCTACCAGACCATAGTAACGATCAAGGCCACTGGTATATGATAACTTGACTTCAACTTTCTTCTGCTCTTTAGTGAATCTAGACTTATGCATAGTGACTTTGATAATATTACCAATCACGTCAGTTCCGTCACGATCCTTCTTCTTACCGAGCATTACAATGGAAGAAGCAGCATACTTCAAGCCAGATCCGCCGCTGATTTCTTTGGTAGGAATATATGCGCCAATCACATCATAGACGTGGTTAGTGACCAGAAGCGGGACATTAGCTTTAGCCAACTTCAATGAAAGAACACGGAATGTTCCGCGCAGTAATTGCGACTTGGTCATATCACGCTTATCACTACCAGACTCAGTATCGGCCAGCTCTTTGGCAGACGACAACATACCAAGCGAATCAAGAACCATCATCATCGGGGGAGCTTCTTTACCCTGATCAATATAACTTGTCAGAATACGAGTGGCATTAGTTCGGAACTCTTCAATCGAAGATGGCTCAGAAATAACAACACGCTTTGTGTCAATGCCCCGATCATCCATCATCTGCCTAGTGACAGCAGCTTCTGTGTCAAAGTAAATGACACCGCCAGTAGGATTATCTGCCAAGAACTGCTTGAGCACACCCAAAACAAAGAACGTCTTACCTGTAGCGGATTCACCCGCAAAGGCACTAATCTTATTATTGGGCACGCCGCCATAAATACTACCAGAGATAGCAGCGTTCAATATATAAGAACCGGTGTCAATAGAACCTGAGAACTCAGAACTATTACCACCATCACTCAGGAGAGACGTATTGTCAATCCCCTTTACCATATCAGTTAAAAAACTCATACAAAATTATCCTCACTCGGTTTAGTTATCCAGACATTTGTGGCAAAGCATCTTCGTAATCCAGATGTTACATGGGTCACTCGATGGACAGTACCAGAATCAAATATAATTAGGCGATTCGGAACAGGCTGAAGGCGCTCGACACCATCATCCCGCTGAATCTCAAGATACCCTTCATCCGGAAGGGTCTTGTGGCAATAGTAAACTGAACCAATATAAGGTGTATTCAGTTCACGAGACTCTTCTCCTTGGGCATAAAGGTGTTCATCCTTATCAAAGTGCCAAGGCAAATCCTGCTGCTTTCCAGGGAAAGACATGATGTTATTCCAGTACTCAATACCCGCATAATCTCCAGGCATCATACCATGAACGGCAACAGTATCCCAAATGCGCTCAGTAACCATTTCCCATATATTGGAAGGTTTATCGCCTTTATCCATAAAGCTATAAGGCAATGTACCGCCCCAGAACCTATCGTGCTGAATATCAAACAGCAAGGGATCATCATCACTTAAAAAATTATCAATCACTAACATAACAAACTCCTCAATATACCCTCAATTATATACGATACGATACCAAAAGTCAAGCTTTATATATGGCAGTAATCATATCGCTGAACTGTTCCAACTTCTCAAGTCGGTTCGGCCAATATATATGGCTCTTTTCTGGGTTCTTTGCCAGGTTGGTCAGCAGGGGCTGTATAGCATTATACAGTTTATCGAGCCTTTCTGATGTGTCAAAAGACGATTCGTTGATCGCCTCTGCTTCTGCCCTAATGGACTGTACAGCCTCCAACTCGTCTTCATTAACAATAGTAAATCCAAAATCGAAATCGCTCATACTGTTCTCCTATCCGAAAAAGCCTTCAAGAGTAGACTTTCTCTCATCGCTCCAGCCAACTGACTCGAGTATAATTTTAAGTGGGTCAAGAAACGCTTTGTTAAACTGCGTATCATAATCAATGTAACCGCTCAGATCAAACTCTTTGGGCAATCCATGCATGACACTTATCACATTATGTTGTGAGGGGTTTGGTTTATTTAGGTAGCAGAACTTGATCTTTTCGCCATCCTTGATCACCTCGTACTTCTTAGTCAACTTATGCTTCCGGAGTAAATGATTGTACACTAGACCACCTCGAACATGGATAGGTGTACTCTTAGGAATATTCAGATCGGTAGCATTGCCATCATAATATTTACCAAAGTCAGATACTGACCGTGGAAAGGCAACTTCCTCAAACGTCATCTTCTCGAACTTAGTTCTAAAATCGGAGATAAACGCTTGGGCAGTTTCCTCATCCTCATTCATGATAATGTTAATGGCAGCTTCAAGAGAATCCCTGCATGATTGCGGAGTAGATGACTTTACTGTTTCAATACCCATCATCTTCAGCTTAGGAGTAGAGTAACGAACGCCCTCATTATCATAGACGTTCATCATGTATCTTTTCTTAGCAGTCCAGATTGCCTTATCCGCAATAACCTCACGCTTCATAAACATCTTCTGGTCGAACGAATTGGTTATTTGTGCCAGTTCTTCATAACTTTTATCAATAAAAGGTTCCAGCTTCTCGCTTGCAACTGTGTCCAAGAAGTTGACGATTTTGACAGGGTCACTTCCCTCTTCAAAGCATTTACCCACAAGTGCATCGAAATTAACGTAAATCGAGTCTGTATCCGATGCGATAACATAGTCAGCTTCGGATGTTTGCAGTATCTTATTAAGGTATTCATTTACTCTCCTCTCAATCCAACGAATGGATAATTGCCCTGATAGCGTGATGGCCTCAGCTTTCCTCACATCGAAGAACCTGAAATATTTGTTTCCAACAGCGCCATATGCTGAGTTTAGCTGAACCTTCTTAGCAAGCTGAAGATTCTTGTACTTGCTTATATCTTTGATCACTTGCTTCTTGCGCTCAAGAAGGTCAGCCTTACTCATGTTTTCAATCATTAAAGAATAATCCCACTTGTCGCAGAAAGATACGCCTTCTCAATATCAGCATTAGTTTCTGTCACAAAGACAATACCACCAGAGAAGAACTCAATCATGGGAGTATCCTTTACGCCAGTCTGACATACGCCATATGCAAAACCCATACCGCCATCCTTGCCTGAGACCAACATACGCGGATCTTTAATCTTCACCCCAGTAGGACTTCGATCTTCAAACTTACCAACAAACTCACCAGTCAGTGTTACTAGAGATACTACATCACCTTTCTTCATATTGTTCATATTGCTTTCAACCTATTGTTAATTAATTCTAGTTCAGCTTCGGATTCAAGCATCTTCTTCTTGTATCCTTTACGCTCAGTGTACATACGTTCCATCATTTCAGGCAAGAACCCTTGCTTATCCCTTCGGAAGAAGTGACCATTGGCCGCCATACAGCGGTCAGTTGTCGACCTCACTTTCCGGTCAATGATGTCATCAATCGTTACATCTTCATACTCACCTTCAACAAAAGTTTCGGGGGAGATATTATACTGCATAATCAAATGCGGATACAGAGAATTCAAATCGAAACTCATAACCCACTTGTGCATACCAACTTGCGGATCCTTAACGTATGCCCCAGCAAAAGTTGAATCCTTAAATGATTCTTCCTTCGGTGGGATAACTATCCGCTTGTTTATCAGGTAATTATGTATAAGAACATCCCACATCGTTACCTGAGTGAATGTGTCATTGTAGTTTACCTTAGCATCATAAGCAATAGCCAAAGCCATCTCAATCAGCTTCATCTTATCTTCAAGTTTATCAATCAACTCCACATCTTTAATATTATAGTCGATAAACTTCTGATAGTCAAGTTTATGGAGTTGATTTAGATTACCAACGTCAGAGTAATCAATCTTCCTCTCGCCCAATTCTACGTGAGCAATATGATCAAGGCGATAAGATGCCTGTTGAGAATATGTAAACTTCTTATACAGCTGCAGGTAATCTAGCGTAGCAATACCAGTCAGCTCCCACAATATTTCTTGGCGATTGAATTTAGTAATCTCGCGCTTCTTCAACCAACGGAATGGGGACAGCCGCTTTACTTCCTCATTACCAAGAAGTTTGCCAATACGATTGACCAGATATGGGATATCGAATCCTTCAATATTCCAACCAGTAATGATATCGGGGTCAAGGTTCTGCCAGAAGTTTAAGAAGATAGACAATAGACGCTTCTCGTCTTTGGCGTCAATATAGTGAACATCTTCCCGAGACTTTTTATACTCGCCAACACCAACAACCCAATAGAACTTCCTGCCTTCCTTCATATGAGAAACACAAATAGCTGTTACAGGCTGGTTAGCCAGTTCCGGCAAGGGGAACCCATCCTCAGAGCCAACCTCAATATCTATGTTTGCTACCTTGATCTGTTCAACATCATAATCGTTCCCGAACTTCTCATTCAGGTAAACATACGCCCATTTGGTTGAGCCATAGATTTTAAAGTTATCAACCGCCTCATACTTCTTAGAAAACTGAGATGCTTCGCGGATATCGCCCATCTTAACAGGCTCGACATACTCACCACTCAAAGTTTTATACTCGGACTCCTTTCGAGAAGGGATGTATAAAGTTGGATTATATTGTTCCTGCTTTACAAATCGCTTGCCGTTTTTGTACCCGCGAGTATTGACCATGTTGCCTCGGACGTGAGCATGAGTGTAGAAGTTCAAATTCCGTACCCTTCAAAGTTCTCAACTTCTAGTTCGTTCCACATAAATACTACGCAATGGTCGGTTTGGAAACCTTGTTCTTCAAGGAAAGAAGATTGATCATTTTCCCAACCTTCCTGAAGCATTTCCTCATCGGCATCTGTACATCCATCATAGCAAATATCTTCGGAGCAGCCGTCGTACGACCCAATAAACTCATATTCATCGAAGTCATATGGCTCAAAACAATCCTCATCCTCATTAGACATAGCCAGAGTCAGTCTCTCAACTTCTTCCGCAGTCATAGGAGTGATGTTAACAGTACCGCCGCGCCAGAGAATAGAAACAGTAACACTCCGACCATCCTCATGTGTAAAGGACTCAACCTCCTCAAAACTTTTCTTGTATTTGGGAGATACTGAATAAACCTTACCGATTTCAATTTCCATAATCATCAACCTGTAATAATATTGTAAATTTCATGCCAGTTATTAACTCTGACCGCATCACCATTATACGCTACATTGTACCCATGAGCAAGTAATAAAGAATTCAACCCAGCGGCAGCACCAACGTCAGCATTTTCTGCTTTATCTTCAACCCAGAAACAGCCAGTGCCTTTATACTTCGCAAGCGCCTCATCCTTATCACCACCGCATGGCAAGCATGTAACAACCTCAAAGATGCCCTTACCAAATACAGCCTCAAGATTTTCAATACGAAGCTGGCGAGCTTTCGGGCAGTCAGACTGAGAAGTAATAGCGTGGAATACATAACCGTGGTCAGTATGCAGTTTACGAACATACTTAACAGCATCGCGAAACGGTGTCAGGTCACGTATCCAAGCACTCTCATTAAAGGAAGAGACCAATGGCTTGGTAACTTCTTTATCAACTCCAAATACTTCATTAATTTTATACATAGCGCCCCAACCACGAACAGGACTATATCCACGCCCTTCCATGTAGTTCATGAAACCATGAACCCAATCAAACAAGACGCCATCGCAATCTGTCAAGATTACCTTTTCTTTACTTACATACACTAACTATACTCCAATTCAATTCAACATATATATTATACTATATCCAGCAGGAAGAGGCAAGACTTATTTCTATCTTTTTTCCTAAACAACGGAGCGCAGATTGATGTAATCAGTTCGCTCACCTTCCGGAAGCATTATCCATGATTCTGTAGAATTGTAGTATGTTTCGTGAGAAAGAACATAGTTGCCATAAAAGTTCTTGGCAATAACCTTCTCGCTTTCCCATTCTTCAGTAACTGTTTGGTCAGCGTCAACTACTCGCCACCCAATAACTACCTCGGAATCGTAATGGTTAGTTGCCTCAATAAGTTTGCTGAGATATTTAACAGTATCAGATAGACAATTGTGGGGGATCGAAGTATCAAACTCGCCATACATGGTGTAGGTGTTACCGCCCTTCATCTTCCAACCTTGAGGGCATTCACCCTGACCGTCCCAATCGTGGGCGGCATAGTTTTCGGAGTTTTGGGTATCAATAACTAATTTTCTCATATTCATCTCTTATATCAATTTATACAGCTATTATACCTAATGCGTGCGTGTATGTCAAGCAATATCGTCATTACATTTCATTATAGTCGTTATAACTTTGGAGAATAGATGGTTATGAGTTCTTCTTTACCTTTGACTTTGATGTCGCCTATTGGTCTCGATTCAATAGTGGTAAGTTGGTCCATTGTTGCGCGAGAGTAGATGGTCTTGTATTCGAGATACTCTCCTCGAGCTGCTGTGGCTTCGAGTCTGGCGGCAAGGTTAACTGCGTCTCCGATGACCGAATAGTCAAACCGTGACTCACTACCCATATTACCAACAATGCAAGTACCTGTATTGATGCCAGTTCCAACATTGATGGGGGGTAAACCCTGTTCTTGATATCGTCGTCTAAGTTCATTAGTCTTAATCTCTATCTCTATTCCTGACTTAACTGCCAAGTCGGCATGGTTCTCGCACGGCAACGGCGCATTCCAAAATGCCATAATACAGTCGCCCATGTATTTATCTATCGTGCCGCCATTGTTTAGAATTATTTTCGTCATGGCGTCTAAATATTCGTTGATCAAATCAACCAAACCTTCAGGGTCATCATTGTTTTTGTAGTGCTCAGATATAGGTGTGAATCCTACGATGTCCATAAAGAGGAAACTCATCTCTTTACGCTCACCGCCCAACTTCAATAGAGAGGGATCTTTCTGCAGAAGATACACCATCTCCGGAGATAAATAAGTACCGAACTGCTTTTTAATTTGCTCTTTCTGCTTATATGTAGTATAATACCTATTGAAAGAACTTTGCCCAAATACAAGGATCCCTGCTAGTGAAGCCCAGACAACGTCTAAGAACAAATACCCAGAATGCCAAACGTAGAAACCTGATGACATTACAGATAAGAGCAAGCCAAAAGACACTATCACCGCAGCTATTGTGGGAAGCGTGTAGACCGATACAAGGATACCTAGACACACTATCAAAAGAATCGCAAGCTCAGCTGCTACAGACCAGTCGGGTCGAAGTATTTGAACGCCTGAGATTAAGGTCTGAATCTGATGACCTTGAACTTCGTGGGGATACATTGCACCCACTGGGGTTGGTACTGGATTAGCGACACCTTCAGCTGTAACCCCAAGTATCACAACCTTTCCTTCGGGTATCGGATCAAGTATTGATTGCGTTTTAAATTTATTCCAAAACGCTACTGGTAACTCGGAGGTTGGCTGTGTGATTAGCGGATCTTGCCTTCCCAACCTTATCCACTCAATTCCCAAATCATTCTTCTTAACAGTATATGACGGTTCTCCCAAAAACACCCTCACCGCATCAAGACCTAATGATGGGTATGGTTGCCCATTAATCCCAACTATAAGGGGAACTCTTCTTAGAACTCCAGTCGGTTGGTCTAGCTCCGCGGAAACAGCGCCCACACCCATAGCATATTGCGCAAGTTCGGGGATGGGTGTAAGCAGACCGGTGTAATTGACTAGAGTTTCTGGACCAGCGCCGAATGTAGAAACATTAGCATAAATGCCGAGATCATCTGTAGTAGTTTGGCGCGTAGGTGCGCTTGCTAATATTACTGCCTTCTGACTTAGCGAGGCGGATAGTTCTTGATCCCCCGCAAATCTATCTTCCTCTGACCATATCATTGTTGATACGAGTAAGGAATTATTCGGTGCTTGATTTATGTACTTCGCGAGTGTTTGTCTTGGCCAGGGATATTGCCCTTCTTTCCTGATTGCTTCTTCATCAATGTTCACGAGAACGATATCGTCAACTTCAATGATTTCATGACTGCGCTGTAGATAGTCGTAGTAGATATATTCTACTGCCTTAACTGTGTCGTACTGTGAAACCTTTAAGAATGCGAGTAAGAATATTATAGGAAGAACCGAATACCACTTGGTCATCAGTTTTGAGTCACTGATATGCCACAGCCACCAACTGTAATGCAATTTTGCTGTATCGAAAACGATTGGCCAGTAACGCCGCTTTGTGTGAGGGATATGTCAGTTCCGTATTGGCCTGTTATCAATATATCTGCGTGGTGATCGCCATGGCCTTTCTGAACAATTGATGCGATATTGTCATCACTAATAATACCAACCTCTAGGAACTGAGAACCACCTTCTTTCTGTTTAATGTGAACGTCATTATCATCACCTTCGATCATGACATACGCTTCATGCCCAGAGGAATTGTTATTAGTTCTCTGAGAAACTTTAACTTCGTTGTAGTCGCCGTCGATAGCAATACCAACAAACTGATCACCATGCTCATCATAATCTTCAATGAAGGTTCCGTTGGCATCAAGATCATATCCCTGACCAACCATTACAGTATTTCCGGTTCCTTCTAGTTCAGCTATCGACACTGCTTGGCCTTCAGTACCATACTGTCTATTCTGTTTAATGATGAGCGTGGTATTATCACCGGAGAGTAAACCACTGAAATTCCAGACAGTGCCAGAACTATCTGTGTGAGTTACCTGCTCAGTAAGTACCTCATTGAGATATCCAAATTGAGAGATCTCTAAATTCAGGTTATCACCACCCACCTGATCAATGGCTATCAAATTATCAGATAGCGCATTTGTTGACAAGATCATGAATATGACCAGAAGGAAACAAAACATTAACAGAACGTCAACCACCCACCCTATAAAACCAAATATTACTCGAAACATATTAATTGCCCTGCCGTATTATAACACGTATATCTTCACCGCCATTCGCAGTTATGATGCCATTGTACCCATCGACTTCCGTTTCAACTCTAATAGAACCGCCGTTAGAAAAGTTTAAACTAATAACCCCACCAGCGTCCCTGTAAAAAACCAACCCGTCATCTTCAGCGAAGATAGCATACTGGCTATCACTATTTAGTCCCCATCTAGCACCCTTCAGAATCGTTGCACCGCCTGCGTTTTGTTGGACGTCTTCAAGTGCCTCAAGAGTTCTCACTAATTCTTCGACAATATCTAACAAATCAACCAAAAGTTCTGAGTCAAGAGCATTATAATCCAGCCTGCTGGTAACGTCACCATCTTCGCTGGCGTAGTCGTCAATATCTTTTTCCAATTCATCGAACGCAAGATAGTCAGCATCGAGCGAACCATAGTCATCACTGTCAAGTTCCTGTAACTGTTCTTCCATTACTTGCCGAACTTCTTTCGGAGGGTTGACAATGAACATATTATCAATTACAGTTGGCGTTATTCCTTCTATCACAACTGTTCTGGTTGGTGCTGTAGAAATACTTGATACCATGGTAGCAGCATATGCTTCGGATAGAGTTATTTCCCCAGCTTCGTTTGATACTACAATCTCACCTGAAGGATTGCCATATTCATCTGGCAGTAATATTACCAGTGACCTACCAAGCTCGTCAGTAGTTGTCGTGAAGTCAGTTCCGCGAACGGCGATCGTAGCTGTTGGGGTAGAGATTTCTATGTTCTTTTTGTTTACCATGCCCAACCGGCCAGACGCAAATCGGGCTGTACCCATGGCCATCTTCATAACCATTTTTGATTTACTTGGATCGGGATCGTAGTAGACTTTGTCGATGTAGACAACGCTGTGCTCAATCAGGGATAGTTCCGCTTCATCAGCAAACTTAATGAGCATCCTACCTTTGGCAGTTTTGGCTGTATCGTTGAGTTGTATTTCGGTGCCGACTTGAGCGGCAATATCTGAGGAGGATCTTTCTAAACTGTTAACGCCTGTGGATTCAATAACCCCACCGATGGAAGAAGCGTATGCCACCCCCACCAGTAGGTGAATATTAACTGTCGTTAGAAGTATCTTTCTGATTAATCTGGATAGTAGCATTGTCAGAAGTAATGTCCAATGTGATTATACCCTTACAGGTTGAGATCCCAACAGCACAGGAACCGCTTAACTGATTAATATCAATATCCGCATTATCACCATCAAATATTACTGTCTGCTCTTGATAGAACCCATCATTCTGTAAGCTGACCAGGTCGTTACTGTCACCAGTTATATCCCAGTTCCATATAACATCATCAGTTTCGATATCAACATCAAACGTATTACTTGTACCAAGGATGTTTAGATCAAAATCTAATCTTTCAGAACTTGCCACCTGACCTTGATCCAGATCCATGACGTTATAGTCGCCCAAGATTTTGACGTCCATCGTGGTTGTATCGGTAGAACCAATATACCCCAAATTCCAATCCCAGGAATTTGAATCACCAGTCCATTCCATATTGTATGTAGAGTTATTAGAAACAACCACGCCATACAACAAGTTACTGTTACCGAGTTGATCAATATCAAAGGTCAACCCAGACCCTGTAATGGGCATTGCTGATGACGTTACAGAGAAATCGTCACCACCTATCTTGTTACCATAGCCAACTTGATCGATATAGATTGTTAATATATCACCGCTTTGTAATAAGTTAATCTCATTATCATCAGAGGCGACCGCGAATCCGGCCATAGCTAATCCAGCCAGTCCTACTAAGTACCTATTCATCTTGTTTACTATCTCCTATCGGATGACCATCGTTTTTCCCATCATGCTGATGAGGGTGCCTATGTCCATCACGTATTTTCCAAAGACCTCTATCGTGCCCTTGGTATATTAGTTCCAGCACCCCAGCTTCAATCGCTGTCCGTACCGCATATGTCACGCTCTCATTATTACCAACACCGTCCTCATACTCAATAAGCTGTGTTCCCTGTTCATAAAATCTAAACAGATCACCGGCAGCGCCGTAACTCATTATCGTCTTTCTACTTTGGACGTTTAATAAAACTTCTCCAGTTAGAACAGAAACTGCCCTAATTGAAACAGTGACAGAATCTTGCCGATACTGTCTAGAAAACCCTATACCAAGTGTTCTTGCTCCGCGACCACCTGTTTGTAGGTTTGTATCATATCCTATTACACCACCCTCAATTATCATCCCCGCAAATAATAGCGGAGCAACTGCACTTTGATCGTCAGCATACTCTTTCCGAGTGCTACGGACTATCTGCCTTTCACGAACTAAGTTATCAATTCCTTGCCGTTCTACTACACGAAACCATGTACCGCCGCCAGCTGTCTTCAATGCATCTATCATCATTTCTGTACCGCCTTGACTGACTGCTGTACTGAAATCGGCAATACCATCCCGAGACTTTCTTTGTCCAGTTTTATCTGCGAATCCATACACAGCAACAACTGGCTTTTGTTTAGCTGGAGGCAGCTCTAGCAATTCAATGTATGAAGGTAAGCGCACCGGCTCTGCCTTCTCAACACAGATATACTTGCGCTCCATTATTTCATCTAACCCTTTTCCCGAGCCACATTCCTCAGGGGTTGGCGTCCACATAGGAACACCTGCGCAGCCAGTAAGTAGCAGAAGCGGGATTAGTATCTTATGTACCATCGCCACTATCTCCGTCAGGATCAGAACCAAAGTTACCAGTACCAATGGGGATTTCAATGATTGTTTCGCTGCCATCAGAATCAACGATGGTCATCTTAATCACTTCTTCACCCAAATCATTGGTGATGGTTTCATATGTTATAACGGATCCTTCTAGAGTAAATGACCCAAAAGTAACCGCATCTTCATTACTGAACATATTGTCAACTAACTGCTTCGATAGCTGAGCATATATCCTGCTTTCTAGATTCCTAATGAACTTAGCAAGAACCGTGTTATCCGCCTCACGCTCAGCTGCCTTTCGGGCTGCTTCCAGGGCATCTTCTATTGCTTTCTTTCTGCTATGTTCCTGATTTTCAATTGTCAGATAATGCGCCCCAGTTCCAATTCCACTGAACGAAGGGTTCTTAAATTGGTGGACTATCTCCGCCGCTGCTTGGGTCGGTATAGTCATCATCAGTAATAACATCAACTTCCGCATTGTTTGTTCGCCTCGTAATGCTCTCTGCGTGTTGTAAGAGCATTGTCAATTTTACTTCAAGCCTGATCAAATCATTATCCAACATACGAACCTTGTCGATAAGGTCAATCAGAGTCATGTGGGATTCGTCGATCACGGGATTGACTTCTTCCGTAACCCAAACCCAAATATAATATATGAAATATCCCAAACCGACCGCCGCCAGTATCGGGAACCCATATGTGCCTATTGCTTCAGCTATATCTTCCACTATTTAGCCTTTAGTCCTTTCTACCATCTTCTTGCCCTCTGCTACGAGATATCCTGTCCATATCTGGTTTTACATGAAAGGCGTGAGAAATAAGTATATCGATCTTAAGAAGCTCGTTATTCATTGTATGGATTCTATTCTGTAAACCCTTAACGAACGATCTTTGTGTTTTTATGTTATCTAGAACGCCAGCAAGTATAAACTTGAGCGTCAAGAAAACAAAGAATCCGCCAGCCAAAGCACTGGCTATCGGGAAACCAACGTCCCCGATTAGCTGTAACATCTCCATAGTCTTAGTCTACCCATAACTGTTGTTATAAAGTATTACTCTTGCAAACCCATACTATACTTTGTCTTGCCTGCACTTCTAGTTGCCGTCAATACACTTTTTCTATTTTCTTCAGGGCTGGCATATGATACATGTACCCACCCGCTATCTGGGATTCCTGGCTTGTAGAATTCTAGAATCAACTGGTCATACTCACAGTTTTCCATAATCCATCGAGCCACTTCAATGTTAGGGACACCTGGGACTTCAATATCCGCCGCCATCCCCTTACAATGCTGAGACCTAGAACTGCCGCCAACTGCTGCGTTCAATTCCGCGCCCCTATACCCACTATTTATTACCGTTGGGCCAAAATGATCGCGAACCTTTTGTACAACATTCTCGAACAATAACTTCGCCCGAACCAAATGCTCCTCGGTTGGGTTATTATCTAAACCCTTCCTTTCCGCAGTTTGGCTTTTGGTGAACTCCGCAAGGGAAAAGTTCTTTGATAGTTTCATACTACCTCCACAAATTGTTTCATATCAGGTTCCCAATAGTTTGGACCCTTTAGTATTTTGCCGTCATCGCGATATATCGGATTGCCTTCTGCATCTAGCTTGCTCATATTAGAATCATGAACGTGATCAAAACAAGCATCAAGATCAATACCAAATGAGTGGCCAGCACCATATACCACATACAATAAATCAGTTAATGCGTCAGCAATTTCTACCATATCTTGCTGATCAATTGCTTCAAGCAATTCTTCTAGCTCTTCACGAATTAACTCGTGACGCAATCCAGCAACATCATCGCCAGCGAACTCAGGATTTGATTTAACCTCTTGACCAAAGGTGTCCATAAATTCTTTAACTTTCATAAAATTAGTCATACTCACTTCCTCATATATTTGTATTTAGATTTTCTTGCCGATATTGTATTTAGCTTCAAGGCTCCACTCACTCTTCTCTTTGAATGGCAGTACCTTAATTTGGTTCAGCGGTGCAACTGGATCTTTACTTTTGAGAGGGTCAACAGGAGTTACCAACCCCCATTCAGCCAATAGGTTAACAATGGTATTTCTTCGAGAAATGTCATCGTCACCAAAATTACTTGGCTTCCCATCTAGAGCGAATAGTTCTTTAAAGTGAACTATGTAATACCGACCTTGTTTATGCAGGATATGGCACGACTGGTAGATGGTTTTGTTTTTATGTGAAGCTACACCGATTCGCGTGAGGGTCTCACGGATTTTTAAAAAGTCGTCATCATGTTTCAGATGAACCTCTATCATGCTGTTTAGCATCTCGACCGCCTTTGTCTATTCTTTTTCTTATATCAATTATTTGTTTATCAGAAAGAATAGAAACTGCCTGCCGAGCCTTTATGTCATTGTACCCATAATACTCTTTGATAACCGCAACATCACTATCTTTCTGCTTCTTCACCCACTTCGCGAATCTCTTTTTGGGTCTAACACTATTTATAAAAAAAGAATATTGTGGCTTCTTATCGAGATAATGACGGATGTTCATTTCGTTGGCAAGGCCAACAGTATCATTGTGGTATGACAACGTTCGGTTAGTCAAGAATGGATCGTACCCTCTCTCAGCTAGACGATCATTATCAGTTCCGACCATTAGATTTTTCTTGGTCGAGTTTATAGAGGTTACATAATCAAATGGATTCATTACCAAATTCCTAACATTTTTGAGTTTCCCGCAATAATAAAGAAGCAGGTGACGATATGCACCACCCACCAAAAGGTTCTAATCGCAGCTACCGCATTGGCTTGTCGATCAGTCTCGCCGACCTTTTCGCCGAGGGACTTAGCCCATATGCGCCACCACTTCTTCATTATACTACATATCCTCTACAAAGTCAAGCCGACCCAGATACTGCATGCGCATAACATCCATAACAACATCATGCTTCGGGTCGTGACCAATGAACTTATCTTTCAATTCATCAGGGATGAATGTGTTCTTAATTCCTGAACCGAATAACATACCATCAATAAATGACCGCGTATCTCTAATCGCCCACCATTGTTTGAATGGATCATTATCACCAGTCGCATCAAGAATCGTTCTTAGGAATATTGGATCAAACGTATTTCCCCGTGTCCATACAGCTCGAGCTGCTGAGATGGAGAACTCAGTTGTCAGCCAATCATACAACTCAGAAATAGACCTATCTTCTTTAGATGGCTTTAATTGAATTTGAGCTGCTTCATCTTGCTTCTTCCACCAATCAAGCGTACTCTTTTGGATAGTACGACCGTACTCTTGAACCTGCTCTTTGACATCAAACTTAATTGTCTTGGTTCGCGCAATAAGGTCTTCATACACATACCCATCACCCTGCGTAAATCTAGCACTATCAAACTCTAAGCAAGCCAAGCTAACTACAGCGCCAGTAAACATATTCTGACTCAGAGTTTCAAAGTCATAAATTATACTCTTCATTTCCAACTGTCCCTCTCGTAACCACCAATATCAAATACAAACTTACAATCATTATAAACAATGTCAGCAAGTTCCTGAGTAAACCATTTGTTTGTTACCTGATGGCCGTTCTCGTCATACTCGTCATGAATATTCTCACCCATCTGAGCGTTAACCAAGAGCGTAGCAGCAGCGACTTCTTTAATTTTATCAAGACCCATAGTCTCAACAACTTCAGGAATACTCATCCAATCTTCAACAGCATTTTCCATACGGATCGGATAGTCGCCGCGCTTATTTAGCCATGTCTCGTCCCACTCTTCCCAGAAATTCCAGTCCCAATCACCTAAACCGCCATCGCATTTGTTACGAACATAATCACCAAAGTCAGTATTCGGATCACCGCGCAAAATATCTAAGAACCCAGAGATCAATCGGGTGTATGGATTCCTGACCATATACACAACCTTGTAATCCTCATACCCAGGAATACTTACTTGCTTGTGGTGATTAGCAGCGCCGCCTTCAGTTCTATCATGGCGCAGGCGACCACCCTTATTTACCCATGTCCATGAACCTTCTTCGCTAATCTCATTGAAGAACCCCAGACTCGACCTTGAGCCACAGCCTGAAGTGCCCCAGTAGATTAGCTTCGCTTGCTTATTAAGTAATGCCATAATTTTAAATCCATTCGCAGTCTATCATTATTTCAGTCATCATTGCCATCATATTTATCTCTGGGTCTGCAGCGAATGCAGCCTTATACTGATAGTCGGCAAGAGTAACAACAAGCTGAGGAACGCTGTTTGGCTTAACATAATCACCAGCACTATCATATATCTTGCGGAAGATAGCGGTAGTATCACCATCGCAGTTTTGAGCAACCCACTTACGAACCTTGGTAAACTCTTTCGCCTTCATCGAACTCATGAGTTCTTTCATTCCCAGCTCAGAGAAATTGACCAGAATACCAGCGTCAATCTTACCTGTCGCAGCATACCGCTGAAGCTCGTTCAATACTCTACGATTGTCGGGGAAGTGTTTCTTAACAACTTCAACAACTGTAGGTTTATCAAACTCAACACCCTCGCCGGTCAAAATATTACAGACTCGTTTGAAGAACTCACCGGCCAATTTGGGCTTATCTTCAGGCGCCATCTTGAACTCAACAACTGAACACCGTGACCGTAACGGCTCAATGATCTTGTTAGCAAAGTTACATGTCATAATGAAGCCACAGTTAGCACTGTATTCTTCCATAAAATTACGAAGGGCAGGCTGTACAGTTTCTGCGTTCAAGTAATCAGCTTCATCGAGGATAACATACTTCCGGCCACCAGACAAAGACATTGAGGATGCGAACCCTTTAATCTTTGTTCGTAGAGTGTCAATCAATCGACCCTCGTCAGAACCATTGATCACGATATAGTCACAACCCAGTTCCTCAAGCATGGCTTTGGCGATAGTTGTTTTACCAACGCCAGCTGTTCCTGTAAGAAGTAAGTTCGGCACATTCTTTTGATCAACAAACTGTTGGAATGTTTGCTTCAGTGATACTGGTAAGATAGTATCAGAAACAGTTTTGGGTCTGTACTTTTCAACGTACAAGAACTCTTCTAACATATATTAGTTTCCTTGCGATTATCAATAAGTTCGAGGCGAGAGTCATAATTAATAGGATATCCGCATGCCCTCAAATAGTTTAAGAATTCATCTAGCATATCGTCTAGCATAACATCACGATCCATAATTACATGCCGGATTTCTTTGTTCACGGAAGAACCATATTCGCAACCATATGGGTAAGAAATAAACTCATAGCTTGGCTTCATGGTGATCTCCCATCTCAAATTCAGGCAGTGGTCGCCAGTTAGTCATAGTCGACACTCGGAAAGAACGCCAAGCCCGAACGTCACAACCCCAAACAGCAATGTTAGAAGAAGCGGCATCAATATCCTTAACGAGCATCTTGTTGCCAGTTTCCTGCTCAATAATATCAGAGTTCAGAGTGCATGGCATAACTCGCGTGCCGCCATCGTTAATTTTCTCAAAGGTCACTTCAATTATACCTTCTTTCAAACCATTTATCAAGTCATTCATCATTTAATTAATACTCCATATACATCACTAAATTCAACCCAAACCTTATATCCATTATCTTCAAGAATAGATATTATCGGCTTCTCATCACAATGGGCATGCTCGATCTTAACCAGAGTCGGCTTCACTTTCCAATCATACCCTTCCATCACATTAACCTCATGACCTTCAACATCAATCTTCATAAAATCTATCCGGTCAATGGACGAAGACTCCACAAAATCAGTCAGAGTCATACACGGAACGCGAACTATATCTCCACGAATCTTATCATTACTAGGATCGTTCAATAAAAAACTTCCTTTGTGATTATCAGAAACAACATGAGATATTCCCTTCTGCCATTCATATTCATTACCAGCAGAATCTAATTCTGGTTTCGGGGTCAATAAATCTATATGTCCATTGTAATCAGATATCGCGAGATTATGAACCTCTGTGTCATTATTTTTACATTGTATTCTCATCGCAGCTGCATGGATGGGGTTGGCTTCAATCATATACCCCATCCATCCAGCTTCAGAGAAGTCAAGGCACGTATCAAAATCACACGTGCCTATCTCAATGTAAACTTTACGCCCCATATTTAGAGCCAGCTTCTGTGGCTACCCAATATTCAATACGCTCTCCGCGGAAGTGCGAAATACCCTTAGATGATACCTGTACAGCGTACTCGTCAGGAATGAACTTGAAGTTCTCAGTCTTAAAGATAAACGAGAATGTCTCCTCAGTCTCACCAACATCAACAGAAAACTCATTAGAGGATGGGTTCTTACTGTCAGTTGCCACTAGGGAAACGACACCATCATCACCACGAACAGAGATTTCAGGTAAACCCAATTGGTTCGCTGCGTTAACAACGCTCTTCAAAGTCTCACGACTCATAGCGAATGACACTTCAGCAGACGGTAGCTGTAGATCCTTTTCGGGAGGAGCTGTTACCATAGACGGGTCAGTGTAAGTATAGCTACACTTGGATGAACCCTGGGAAATCTCAAGACTTGATGTACCAAATTCAATATCACCGTTCTCGAATAGACTATTCAGGCCAAGGAATTGGTTCAGTTCATAGATCGCAAAGGGAACTGGGAACTGCTCAGTCACAACACAAGAAGCAAGGATATTCTTCTGGGGCGAAACGGTTCGCAGTAAGTTGCCTTGATTGAACACAAGGGATGGGTTAATTGTAGAGAAGTTCTTCAAAACTTCAACAGTGCTTTCACTTAATTTCATTTTACTATTCCTCAGTTAAGATTATTATCAGTTGTGTTTGAATGTAAACGGTCATGCTCATATAATTTCAAGAATCCATAATGAATAGTCTTCATTATATCTTTTCTCCAGTCATCAGGGGATTCACCTTTCTTACTATAACGACCATTGTACTTATCTATATTGCCCGCAAAGAATCCCATACCATGACCACGGTCAACGATCACCTCAGACGACTGAAGTCCGCCCTGACCATAATGCCCACCATAAGTCTTATCAATGTAGGCACTAAACTCAGTAATCAATTCGTCTTCACGGAATTTATACTCTATACAGTTGTCAATCTCATAGACGAAACCGCGTTCTTTGTCTCGTTCATCTGTATAATGGCTCATTTCCTTTTCTTCCCTATTGCGTCAATATCAGCTGTAGCAGAAGCGCCCAGCGTAGCTATATCCGAAAGTGATCCACCAAACGTATACGAGCCAGTATGCTGTAACTTCATCCAAGGGCACAAGTAAACATTGACATCAACATCTCGCATCCACTGACAGAACATATAATCTTCAGAAAGATATCGCTTGCTCTTCGGATCAATCAATGCCTGGAAATACATCATAATCTCACGACTGCCATCAAAATGCTCAGTCCTAACATGATCAGGGATGTAACTGTACTCGGGGTATGCGACATCAAACTTCTCGAACGCCGTTCGCCCAATCATCATAAACCCAGTGCCGCCCTCAAGAACTGAACACGGCTCATGAATATCGATTTCAGTTGTATCGTCAGTAGGATTGAACACATAGTCGCCGACATACTTCTCAAGGTCGTTAGGATTATCATCGGCCAGACCCTTGTCAACAGCACGCTTAATCTTTTCCCAAGCGATTGTTTTCTTAGGATATGGACCACACATAATCTCTTTAGGATTTTCTTCTTCAGTATCCATCAGAGCAAGAAGCGTCAGAACATCGTGAGGATCAAACCCAATATCTGAATCAATAAACATCAAGTGGGTGTAGTCACTTCGCATAAACTCATCGGCGCAGTAGTTTCTAGCGCGAGTGATTAGTGATTCATTGAACAGATAAAAGAACTTCAGTTCAATCTCATACGCTTGACACAACTTAGCCAAATCCGCGCAAGACTTGGCATACATACCGTGGCAGTTGCCCCCATACATGGGGGTCGCCACCATTAACTTGCGTTTCCGCAGTTCGCTTAATTCAATTTCAAGATTCATTCATTATTACCTTTACCGTATTGTTTAATTTATTATATATCATATTGGGGGAAAAGTCAACTATTAAAAGGAGTCGGCATATGAATTTTGTGACGGAGAATATGCCGTTGGTGTTTTGGCGGGAATACCGGCAGTTTGCGAGGCCATGGAGCCACCAAGCCGAGAGTCCACATATTCTTCAAGAGAACTACGCACATCATCAGTTTCCGGAACAACTTCCGCATCAATCTTAGAGTAGAGGTCGCGGAATGAAGACTTGGTATCTTCATCGAAACGATTAATACACATATCAATCGAAGTCATTCGATCACCGAATATCTTATGGGCTTTGGCAATATGAACCAGTCGACGAGTCGAGATCAAATCGTCAATACCACCGTCAAAGAAAGTCCTACGAATAATGTCAGCCCAGTCGGTCAGCTTGTCAATAAACTCAACGTCAGATAACCCCAAGTCAGCAAAGACAGCTTTCAAGATACGTTTCTCAACAGCAGGAGTAGGATACTCTTGCTCAACAGTCACAGGGAAACGCTCAAGGAACGCTTCGTTCAACACATTAGTACCGATAAAGCGACCATCGTCAGAACCTTTACCCTTGGTGTTAGCAGTAGCGATTACAGTAAACCCAGCGGCAGGCTGAATATACTCGCCAGTCTTCTTGATGAAATATCCCTTACCTTCGAGAATAGACTGTAAGCACATAATCTTAGCAGGGTTGCCCAAGTCAATTTCATCAAGGAGCAAAACCGCACCCAGCTCCATGGCTTTGATAACTGGACCTTTGAAGAAACGAGTCTCGCCTTCGACAAGACGGAAACCGCCAATCAGGTCATCCTCGTCAGTCTCAACAGTGAAGTTGACACGGATAACTTCACGCTTCAATTGAGCACACGCTTGATCAACCGAGAAGGTCTTACCATTACCCGAAAGGCCAGTGATAAAAGTAGGATAGAACATATCCGACTTAATGATTTTCTTCAGAGTCGTGAAGTTGCCGAAAGGAACAAACAAGGGATCAGTTGCGGGAACAAGGTTTTCGCTGAAGGCATTGGTCTTAATGTTTAAGTCAGCAACTAGCTTATTCGGCTCAAGCGCAGGGGCAGGAGCAGGAGTTACAGCCGAAATCGGCGCAGAAACGGCAGACCCTGGAAGTACATATAATCCATGACCAACGCGAAGATCTTTCTTAAAGAATGAGTTTGGGGCAACCATATCAAGTTCGCGCGCCATATCTTTAATCTGGGCAGGAGTCATCGCGATGTTACCGTAACGCTCAACCAAAGAAGTTTTCAAAGTATCAACATTCATATAATTCTCTCTCAGTTCTCAATTTATACAGCTATTATACTAGATATTCATAACAATGTAAAGCATTTTGTCATTACTTTTAATTATAGTCGGTATTCGTTTGGCGAATGACTAAGCGACCATAGAGATCAGGTCGCTCAGCATTTTTCGGGATCCTTTCCTTGAAGAATTGGCTTTCTTAAAGGCAGTTCGGATCTTGGCTTTACTAGCATCACTCTCAACCTCAATAGCGCCGTTAGAAGTTTCAAGGTTCTTACCGCCAGCGATAGCATAGCACTTATCGTAACCAAGCGAAGAAGGAAGAACAACAAACTTATCTTTCTTCAGTTCACGGTGAAGGTCGTACGCCACGTTGTAGTCAATAATCCCAGGCATGCTTTGAGCAAAATAACGAGCTCCTTGAGGGACAATCCTGTACCCGATAGTGGTTGACCCAGTTCGCTCGCGGTACATCCTCAACAGAACAGCAGTCTGAATGCCATTTCGACCAACACAACGATGACGCTTCTTGGTCACAGGATCAGTGATATAGAGAACTTTGAACGCTCCTCTGTAATCATACAAGCTAGTAATTCTCTCAGCATATCTAGCTTTATGGCTATTCGTATGAATGGCGTGGCTATCGCCGTCAGTCAAGAATATAGTATTCACGATGTCAACTTTATACTTAGACTGGAACAGTTCATGCACTTTCATCGCAGCCACAATAGCATCATCAAGAGGAGTCCCGCCCAGTAGCAGGTTACGATGGCACTGCCACCCATTCCTGCCCCAGTAACCGCCAGCCATATTCTTAGCAATAGTCAGAACGATTTGGGACATCTTAACAAACTCACTTCTCTTCATGTCACTATTAAAGAACTCAAGCAGTTTAAACGAATCTTTGTAAGAAGTGGTGTTTTCCTGGTGAGGGGATTGATGAATGTCAAAACCCTGATCACTGAAGGCATATACGCGGAAAGGGATGCTCACTTGACGACAGAAGTGTACAAGACAAAGCAGCTGGTCAATAGTCGCCTGAAGGTCATTAGACATTGAGCCAGACCAATCAACATACATGATCATACCGTGGCTCTTTCCGTCTTCAGTGACACTAATCTTGCGAAAGATATCGTCACTGTACTGGTAAGAATTCATCTTCAGGGGATCAATCACACCAGTCTTAGAAATAGTTTGACGGGAGTAGGCAGAAGCCGACTTCTTCATTTCAAATTCTTTGACCATGTAGTTGATAGACTTCTTGTTATCACGAAGGAATTTCTCATACATCCCCTTACCAATCTTCAGACCCTTTATGTTATCAGCAGCCTGAAGGTCGGAAGAATAATCACCAGTGTTGACATCAGTGCCCATCCAGTTATTAGAATTAGATATTGTTTTGTAGGAAACGATACGATTCTTAACACACTCATTAGAAAGAGTAATGTTACTGTAAGCAATATCAGAAGCGCCGCCAAGTTCGTTAGCAATAGACTGGCGTAGCTGCTGATCAGTTTTTGGCTGGAGGTCACTACCACCAGAAGTTCCCGCAGCGCCGTTCCCGCTAATCTCACCTTCAGATTCCTCATCACCGTCTTCGTCAGAATCA